GGCAACTGCGGCATCAATGTCTACGTCAAGTCGCTTTTTTAGTTTAGTTAACTCTTCAACGTCAACAGTTGCTCCAGCTAATTCCATGTCACATAAGGCGCCAACAATATCCATCTCTAAACCCCATACACGAGCAAGACTGCCAGTTAATTTAGGAGCTAACTCTTTGTACAACTTCCAAGTAACCTCAGAGTCAAACCCTGAATAGTGTGCTACCTCTGAAAAAGAGTGAACCTCAACCATTGCTCCAATACCTTTTTCAACTTTAATCTTCAGATACTTTTCAGAACAATCTTTTAGCCCAAGCTTTCCACGGTTGCGGTTATCAATGACAAACGCAGCCATCAAAGTATCAAAGAAAGGTTTCTTGGGTACTACTCCTCGGTAATACTTAGCAATTGATTTAAGGTCAAACTTAATGTTATGACCAACCTTTAATTGGTCACTGAAGAATAAAGGCTTTAATGCTTTAAAGACATCGCCTGGTAACAACTGCTCTGGTGGCGCATCAAAGACTGGAGTCCACTTGGATTGGTTCTTTGAGTAGTCTGTTTCTTTTAACTCTTTACCTGCGGCAACTTTCTTTTGACCACTTAAAAGTAGCTCTTTATCCCATCGTAAGAAGTCACCATTTGGGTGGCCCATAGGGATTACATCTGTACGACCTTCGGTAGCTAATGACAGCCACAACACGTCGTTTACAACGGGTTGGATTCTATTTTCTCCAACTGTTTCTACGTCAAATGCAAACCCATCTACCTTGGAGTAAAACTCAACAAGTTCTTCAAGTTGTTTCTTAGTTGTAATTATATTCATTTAACACCCCTCAAATTAGTGTGTAGTAGGGGCCTGGAAACGGAAGACAGGCCCCTACTACGATGGAAGTTTTACGCTATTGAACGGGCGATTTCAAGAAGTTCAGAGCGAGGGGTCTCTCGGACAACTTCGTCTGCCGTAAATAACTCAGCAGATGCAATCTGTTCGTTAACGTTCTCAAGAGTTAACTTCCATTCCTCGGCAAGGTCACGACCGCGTACATAGTTGAGGGTGTACTGCGTCGTCGGTCCTGTTCCCATGCGAGAAATTTCCCAGAACTCACGGTCAAGTGGTCCCTTACGCTCATCGTCATGAGCTTTTTTAATCTGACGAGCCAATGATGGTGGAGCAGTTAAGACCTGCACACCTGTAGTCTCGCCAACAATGACGAGAATGTTAAAAGCAAATTTGCCACGAGGCTTATCCCCAAGGATGTCGCAAAGTGGGCATGTGTCTCCAATACATACAAAGGACTTCTTGCCCTTTGGACGTTCAATCCAGTGCTGCTCGTAAGTAGCAAATGGACGGTCTTGGAGGAACTTGATGAGCTGTGGCTCATCTGAGAAACGGAAATCAGTTGGGAACTCTGAGTTGTCTGTCTTTAACAGAGCATCTACTGCGTCCCAACCTTCTTGTACGGTTGTTCCAACCTTTGGTTGGATTTTTTCGCTGTCTTCAGCGAGGTATGTGTCAGCATCAACTGACGGTTTTGCAATCGGCATTTGGTTCCTTAAGGTAATGAGGCCTAACGGCTCTCGGTGGATGTGATGTCCTTCCAGCGGCTAATTAGTGCCTCTGTAAGGTCTTCGTGCTGGCCCCACTCTACACGAGCAGTTCCTATCAAGCCTCTCTTGACGAACTCGTCAACAGTAGCTTCAATCAGCGCTCTAGTGTATACCCGATTGCCACCAGTTTTCTTACCACCAAGTGTCTTGGAACGAAGTCTGTATGGCGCTCTTGGTATGTACCCTTTGCGCTCCCATAAACGGATAGTCACAATTTGTTTTTCCAATGCTAGTGCTAAGGCACTGATTGTAAAGACCTCTGTGTCTTCCCCGCCTAATCGTTTAATGATTGGATTTGCATCCCAACCATTTGTTTCTCCCGCCTTACGACGAGAAACCTTTGGGTCCGCCTCACGGCGTTTCTTTTTGGAGCCGGGGATGTACTCTAAATCGGCAAATGCCTTTTCAATTTCGTCCTGCCCTCTTAGTCCAGCCATCTTACTTCTTTAACACCAATGCCCAAGTAATTGACTGTGGATACATTTCATCTATTTCTTCTTCAGTAAGGACATCCTCGTAAAGAGCAGCCATAAGAGCGTCTTCATCTACGACACGGACTGTTTTATACAGGACATCTTCAAGTCCATGTTTAGTGATAATTTCTTCTGCTAGTGCCTCATCAATTTTGCGAGATACACGGCGTTGTTTAACTACTGAGGAGTAACCTTCTACTTCTTCTGGAAGCTCAATAATGACATTGCCTTTGTCATCTTCTTCACCAATTTCATCCAGGTCCTCAAATAACAGTGCACGAAGTGCTTTCTGTTCTTTCTCAAAATAGTCTAGTTGCGACTTTAAAAAAGCATACTTCTTAGTACGAGAAATTAAATTATTCTCATCTGAGAAACGCGGTTCATCATTTTTTACTCTTGCCATTATTCCCCCTTTAAGAAAGCCAAAAGACTTCCTACCGTTAAGTCTACCCCACCTTTTTTGTTGATGCCTGTTCCATCCATAACAGCGTCTGCTACAGCGTTTTTTTGCATTAACATTTGATGTTGTCGTTCTTCAATAGAGTTTAACACGAGGAAGTCTTGTATGACAACATGCGACCAAGCGCTGGATGCGCGGCGGATGCGAGAGTTCCGTTGGATTGCTGTCCCAGAAGACCAGGGCAAGTCTAGGTTAACCAGCAAGTTTGCTTGAGGTAGGTCTACACCGTAGCCTCCTGCGTCAGAAGAAATGAGTACCCTAACTTCTTTAGAGGTTTGAAAAGAAGTTTTAGATTCTTCTTTTTCCTTTGCGTTTAGCAGTCCCGAGTAGAGAGTGCTAACTATCTTTTTTGCAGCAAGTGCCTCTTGGATAAGGGGAAGCATACCCAGGTAGCAAGTAAAGATAACAACCTTGTGATCTTCGTTAGCCTCTATGTGTTCTTCCACATATTTAATTACAGCATCTAACTTCGGAGATTTCGTCGCCTTTGTAAGAGCTCCAGAAGCTTCAAGACCAGCCACGTAAACACTGCCGCCTTTAGACCCTTCAAGGTTAACTTTCTCACCGTCAATCTCCTGCCATCCATTATGAAACTTAGTTGAACTTTCAACTAAAAGCTGTGGGGAATCGCATAACATCCTTAAAGAAGTTATCTTAGACATTATGGAACCACGTAGCTTATCAGCTGGTCCTCCTGCTTTGTGGCCTTGTCCGTAATGTGAGTCTAGCGAAAACGACCCACCCAGTAGTTCTTGTGCATCCATAAGTTCTTGTATCAAGTCTGAAGAAATCTTGGTATAAAGTTCTGCGCCAGCTTTGTCTAAGGAGATTAAGTACGGCTCTAGATGGATGGTCTCAGGAAGGTATGGAGATACGTCTGGGTCTTTCTGAGTCTTGCGTACAGCAACCTGCTTCATTTTCTCGTGGAAGATAGGTAGGTTTCGGTAGCGCTGTACCCCACCAAAATGATTGCGAACTATGAAAGTCTGGTCAAATAAATCAAAGCGCCCTAAAACTGTTGGGTCAACAAACTGCATAATGCTATAGAGTTCTTCTGGGCGTCCGTTCTCAATTGGAGTACCTGTTAAGGCAAAACGAATTGGGACTTTACGTGCAAGTTCTTTTACTCTTTTTGACCGTTGAGAACGGAACCCTTTAATAGCAGTAGCTTCATCGCAGACTACTGCTCCCCACTCGTAGTCTTTGATGATGTCCCAATCAGCAACGATAGTTTCATAGTTAGCAATAATGTAGCCAGTGTGGTCTTCCCACGTCATATCCCTTTCCCAACGAATGTAACGAGTACCTTTAGAGCCATCAATTACTGAGGAGTAATCGTCTGAGAACTTGTTAATCTCTTTTTGCCATTGGTACTTCAAACTAGATAAAGCAATTACAAGAGTTGGCTTTGTTAACTTTCCCTCTTCTTTTAGTTTTTCTAACGCAGCAATAGTCATACAGGTTTTTCCTAAACCCATCTCATAAGCAACAAGCATCTTTTGACGAGAAGCCATTTTGTTAACGTCTTCTACTTGATACGGCTTTAACTCACCTTTGAACATCTGGGTCATCCACTGGGCAGGGAACAGTTAATAAAGTTCCACAATCATCGCACTCTCCGTCAACAAACCACATAGCGATATCGTAATCCTCAAACATTGCTTTAACTTTAAATACTAAATGCCCACAAGAAGGACAAGCGTGCGTCGGTATCCCCCGTGCATCTAATGCCATACGTAGGCTGCTTTGCCATAAATCATGTCACGAGCTGTATCAAGCCCTTGCCTTATCTCTGCTTCAGTCATATCGCCTGGGTCCTTTACATCAATACCTGTGTAATTGAAGTAGGACAATTCAATACCATACTTGCGAGCAAATCCACGCATAAGTTCATTGGCGTGTATTCCAGCATCATCTTTATCAAAGGCTGCAATTACCCTGGTTGCTCTACGCATAATCTTTGCTTGCTCTTCACTGATGATTGCTCCGTAGGTAGAGATTGCTCCCTCAACACCTGCGGAAGCAAGTCTTGCTACGTCTAGTGGGGACTCCACAACGACCAGTGTTTCTGTAGACATAACCTCTACGCCAAAGACGGTTCTTGATTTCTTAACACCTTGCGGCTGGTTACGGAAGAAACGACCACGTGCACCTTTTTCTTGCCATCCCCATAAAGAGTAATCGTTAGGTTCACGGATTGGAACAATCCAGGCTTCGTTAGCAACATCCCATAGGACGCCGTGATGTCTTGCTGCTTCTGCACTGATGTACCTCTTCCGTAGTTCTTTCTCTGGCGGCTCTGTGTACACAGCAAGACGAGCCTCTGACATAGCTATTGGTTCTTCAATGGTGACATACTGTGGCAATTCACGGATACGCTTTAACAGTACATCCACATCAAGCTCTGCACTAGAAGTCACATAATCTTTTGCATCAAAATAATCAATGCCTTTGATATCTGCAACCAACGTATACACGTTGCCCTTGTAACCACACGAGAAGCAGATATGTGCTCCAGTTACGGAGTTAATCCACCACGACGGATTGTGGTCTTCTTTTCCAGTGCGAGCTTTGTGCATTGGACATAACCCTTGTACCTCTTCACCTCTCTGAGAGACAAGGGGTATATCTAATGAAAGTAAAACTTTTTCTACGTCAACCATTATTATCCCAATTAGAGCAGAACTCACAACTCATCATTGCTGACTCATCGTGGAAACATCCCGTCTCCCACTTCCAGGTTAATGAAGTTTCTTTAGGTGGGCAGTTACGAGAAGCAACAACCTTTAACAAACGAATAGAGTCGTCTTCTTCTACGGGCTCTAAACCTAAAATGACATCTGAGTCTTGGAAGAAAGAAGATGAGTAACCAATAGAGTCTGCGGTAACTTTTCCAGCACGCATCTTCCATAGCAAAGTCTGAGTGGTAATAACAATCGGCTTGTCAATCTTCTGCGCTAAACGCTTTAGGGCACGGGTGATGTTAGTAATTGCTTGAGGGGTATTCATCTCACCAGTTAAATCATCAAGCATCAAATACACGCCGTCTACAAAAACAATGTCTGGTTTTAACTGCTCAATCTTTGCTGACAAAGCAGACACCGTAATACCATTTACTGCATCCACTAGATGAAATGGGTGCTCTGTCTCCATAGCATTAAGCATGTCAATGTAACGGGTTTCTTCTTTCGGTAAAAGCTTTCCACGTCGTAGTCGTCCATGGTCAATGTGTGAACGCATTGCGTCATGACGCTGCTGTTGTTCGTGATTGTTCATCTCAAAAGACTGAAACATAGGTACTTTACCTAGCTTATGGACATTAATAGCAACCTGTAATGCAACCTGAGATTTACCTGTTTTAGGTGGAGCAATAATTGTCACTAACTGACCGCCCTGTAAACCTGCGGTTGCTTCGTCAATGTCTTTGAACCCTGTAGGTATACCTAAGAACTCTTGATTTTGGATTGATTGATATTCCTTGTAACGCTCTTCTGTGTTCTTAGTTAGATCAACTTCGTGAGTACCAAGTACTCCTTGCTCGTTAACTTTGGAAACAGTTTTTTCCATAGCAAGTATTGCGCCGTCATGGTTGTTGTCTTGTAACTGCTCAACTGCACTTTCTAAACCCTGTCGTGTAAGCATACGACGGCGAAAATCCACCATCGTGTCCAACAAATAGTCCATGCTGTCTTCAACATTAAGAACTTTGTAGTTTGGATAATGGTCAAGAACTGTTGTTGCCGTAGGCACTTCGCTGTACTCGCTGTAGTGCTTACGTACAAACGCCCAAACTTTTTTGTTGTCATCATCTAAGAACCAGACATCTGTTATTCCGCGTTGAAGTACGGGGGTAATCTCACGTTCCTTGATTACCTTGCTAACGAGTCTGTGTTCGTTATCTGCTGCCAATTACTTCCACCGCTCCCCGCACTCTTGACACTGCAAATACGAGTTACTATTTACATACAGTCTAGAGACTTTGTTTGAATGACACATCGGACAAATAACATTAGCAACACTAAACATAACGCCCTCCCTCAAGGACTAGATATTATCTAACTGTACCCCTGCCGAACCATACATAGCGACTCGGCCTGGAACATCTATTACAGCCTTAACATTAGCACGATATGGCAGAGCCCCTATCAGCTCGTGTGGGTCCTCATAGAGCTGCCAGTAGTTGAATGGGTTGACAACCCTGCGCTCAAGTTTCTCAAAGGCTTTATCAAGGAGCTCTTCTGTCCAGCCTTCGCTTTCAAAGCCAGCTAGCTCTAAAGAAAATGCATAGTTGTTTGACAGTTGCCACAGCTTGTTAGCTGCAAGTAAATCAATCTCTCCTACCACAAAAGAAGTCTTCTTTACCAAAAGACGTTTAGACACTTCTTCTTTTAGTTTCAGAGCTACGTCTGTTACACAGACTACCTGCGGAGAGGAGACGTTGGAAATGTCTCCGTTTTTCATATAACTTCTATCGTTGCGTAGTTAACTACGAACTCACGAAACTTCTGAGGGTCTTCGCTAGCCTCGTATGCCCACTCTTCTGGCACTGAGTTGGGTACGTTGATTGAGTAATGACCTGTGCTTTTAATCTTATTGTTTACAAAGGAGGTGTGTTTGCAAGTGCTCTTCTTATTCCACACTGGACAGTTGCAACGAGTTTGTTTAGACTTGGTTTCTAGCTCAACCTCAAATACGCCCACGCCTTGGGCAGAGATGAACTGCTGAACAGTCATCCACTCTGCGTTCATGCTTGGTCCTTTCATTGGGCACCTCTTAGGTCTGAACCTAGTATAGGCACTCTTATAAACGCTTCGTTAGCAAAACTCGCCATTGCTTCGCTGTACTGCGATTCCCAATTTTCTAAACGAACATTGGTAGTAACAATTGTAGGCAATCCCTTGTCGTAGCGCAGTCTTAGAATCTCATCAAATGATGTGTCGTCATACTTAGACCCGTATTCTTTACCTAAATCATCAAGTATTAATACCCTGACGTTTAACCAGTCAAAACGGCAACGACCATGAAACCCATCTAACTCATAACTCATCTCACGTTTATCTTCCCCTTCCATATCAAAGGTTGACTTCTTACGAGATAGAAACTCTGGATAGGTCATGTAGTAAACAGGGCGAAACTTTAACCCGTACTCAGTTGAGTTTAATCCCAATAGCTTACTTGCAAGAGCATCATCATCTGGCAAGTTACGGACAATCTCCATAGCAGCAACAACTGCGTGAGTTGTCTTGCCAAGACCAGGGCCACCATCAAAGACAAGCCCCACGCCGTTTACGCCGATGTTCCCAATACTTTTAATAACATGACCTGAAGTTACATCGTCAACCCAAGAAGATAACTCTCCTGGGAATGAACCTACTTTCTCAGTAATGTCACTTGGTTCTAGCCCTATAAATCTGCGTGGGATGTTTGAAGTACGCAGTAGCCAGTGCTTTTTTAATGGAGACAAAGTGTTGATGTCATACATCTGTGTTACCCCCCAATTCTTTTTCTAACTTTATTCGGCCCGCATCCGTTATAGCAAACCGAGGACTTAAAGTTTCATCGTAGTCAACTGAAACAAGCCCTAACGCAAATAGTCTCATTAGGGCTTGCTCTAGTTCGTCTTCTTCCAATTACTTGTCTTCGTTTTCCTTAAGCCAAGCAGCAAAAGCAATCTGTGTTTCTGCTTCTGGGACTGAGTGTTCTTCAAGGTATTCCAAGAAGTCTTCGTCCTTCATTAGATCAGGTGTTTCTTTTAGTGTGTAACTTAGTGGATTCATTAGGATTTAAACTCCAGTACTCCAACGAAAGCCGTTGGCTTGTCAGTTGTTTTATCAACTCTAGTTGTTTCTAGCTTTACGCTTTTGCGAGGTGTCATCGCTAACACCTGTGATTTAATCCAACGCTTACCTGCTGATGCATTTTTCCAAGCTGCTTCTGCACTTACAGCCTCTGCTGGTTGCATTGAGTTGGGATTTTCATCATCAATCATTGGAGTAAGAAGGCTGACATTAGCCAACCATGCGCCACCTTGTTCGGTGTTTAGTGTGAGTGTTGCTGTGAACTTCTTTGTAATCTTTTTTGCCACGTTTAGTTCTCCTTGCCTTTCAATCGTTTTTCATGTCGCTCTAGTTGTGCACGTCCACTCAAAGAGTTCTGGAACACACGACCGTCACTGGAGATGAGAGTACCAGATGCTGGGGTGGTCTCAACTTTAGCAGTAACTCTGTTTAGCCCTAGGTTCTCTCTTGCTTGGTTCATCTTCGTGCCGAAGGAGGCAAGGTACTTTTTGTAAAGGTGAGGAGCCTCATCCCCAATGTCTTTGAAGTTACGTTCATCCTGCATGAACAGCCGAAGTAGTTCAAGCTCTATGAGCGGGGTGGTTCCGTACTGTGAGCGGAACTTTCGTATTGCGCCTGATAGCGATTTGACGGAAACAGTTCCTGGAAGTAGCGGGTATTTACGGCCCACTTGGTAACTAAACTCTGCAGCAACATCCATCGCTGTCCATTCGTGCTCTGGTCGCTTGCCTCTAGTTTTAGGGTCGCTCTTTCGTATCTTTGGTTGCGGGGCGTCTTTCGGCTCAACGAGTCCAAAACCTGCCAGAGAGTCTCCATCATCTTCCCATCTTCTCATAGGAACCCTTATCTCCTTTGTGAAACCTACGGTTTCAGATTCTTTTAATTTATAACTAGATTGGCTATTAGGTACTAATAGCTTATTAGCTATACTGCTATGTGACTTATAGTCATGTGAGGTGCGGTAATTTTCTACCAACTCCTGCTTTTCCTGTTGGTAATTTTTTACCGTAATTTTCTTCCGTCCCAGGTATCCGTTAGCACGCTTGGTCTGGGAGGTCTCAATTAACCCTGATGCTTCAAGGCCTTGCAAGGCGCTGCGGATGGTCTTGTCGCTTGTTTTGCCAGTCTCTATACAAAGCTGGGCTACTGTGGTCTCTACGAGCCCGCCAGGGGCTGCAGAACGGCACAATATGGCAAAGAGACGGAACTGGAAATCCGTTATCTTGGCTGAGTAGGCTTCTGACGGGATGTACACAGGCTTAGCCTACTCCTCATCATCAAAGGGTGAAATGTCTTTTTTGTCTACTTGTTCGTTCAGGTGCTGGACAACGGCTTGACCTAACGACTCCATAACCGTGGTGGCTATGAAGGCGCTCATCATATCCACAAAGACTCCTAAAGCCTTGTGCATGCCGTCGTGTAGTTCATCTGGGTCCATACCCAAGAATGGGTTCTCGTCCATTTCAAGCGGGTCCATTCCGTCAGTTATATCCCACGTATCTAACGCAAGGTCTTCAACGGTGTGAATGATTAGGTGGTCAGTGAGGCTATCTGTCCAAACAATGCCTATTGCATCTCCAGTAGATAGCTGTCGTAACAAATCGTTCACTGGGTCTTCGCAGAGCACAAATGAATCTACCTGTTTGATTATGTGACCTACATCTGTAGCATCACTTAAAAAAGCAGTTACTTTTACTTGGTTCTCTAAGCACTTTCGTATAATGCTTTGAGAGAAGTACTCGTAATCTGTCTTTACTGGAAAAAGTACTTCGGGCGATTGTTCAGAATACTTTGTGAGAAGTTGGTCAATACCAAGGGATACATCTAAGTCATCTTCTGAAAAAACAGCTATTTTCATTGTGTTCCTATCGTCTTGGTGCCGCAATTGTTATCGGTTTATTTATGTATTTATTTATCAGTAGAGCAATAAATGATATTGCTGGCACAGAAACAACAAACTTTAAGTTGACACTGTAGAAGCAAAGTAGCGCACCAAAGCTTAGTGGTAATGAAAGAAACGCGTATAGTTTTTCTTTGCTTATTAGAAGACCTAAGCCAAGAGATATAAGTTCAATTGTAAAAGTTACTGCTAACCCCGATAGGAGTACTGCTATAAGTAGGTTGACCATAGGCGCATACTACACCGCTGTTAGGTTTGTGTACTCCAAGCCTTCGTAGGTTCTAATTCTCCAAAAGAGGTTTTGAGGAGTCCAATCCTTAAGGGTGTAACCAAGGCGAGGCAACTTAAGTGGCTTGCTATTGTATACTGAAGAGTAGGAGTTACCAACAGCACCCTGCCATACGGCACCAAAGGGGTTTCCACTGATTGCTGAAAGACTACCGTCAAAGTAATCAGTTGCTTTAGGTGACTTTTCTGCTTGTATTGAGTCTAAGAAAATAGTGTTTGCACCTGTTCCAGAAAAAACCATCTCTAAAGTAACGATGTCTGTGTTGCTTCCTACGAGTACTGTGTAGTAATCACGCACCCAACCCGAAGATAAACCAACCGCGTAAGGAGCTGGAGCATCTATTGAGACTATTGCTCCCGCAATATCTCTACCGACAATGGTGAGAGTTAAATTAGCTGTTGCTTTTTTGTAAAATGAGAATGTGTAAAACTGACCTTCCTCAACAGGAAAAGAGCTAGAAGTAAAGGACCATGCACCACTTGTGTTTACTAACTTAGCGCTGTGTTCGCCAGAGTAAGTACCTGTTGGTTCGTCGGTGTCTTGGGTTACAGTTAAGTTAGTTCCAACTTTTGTCCAACCGGTTGTTACGTTTGTTTCAAAGGTTGGGTTTTTAATAAAGTTTGTTTTGTTTGGAGCTAAAAAGATGTCAAGTGAACGAGCTTCATCATATGCAACAGTTTGCCCATTTTGAAAACAGACCATATCTACAAAATAAGTTCCAGCAGCAGACCAAGCTAGTTCTATACCTGCATATACAGCGTCTGTTCCAGAATTACTAACTAAACCTGGTGTAGTAGTTGTACCTGTAACAGCAGCCGTTACTGTAAAGGTAGTAGTTGTAGGTACTGTTGCTATTGTAGCTCCAGTTAAGTTAAACGCGGTATCTGGAGAAGCAAATCCAGAGATTGTAACTACTTCTCCAGCAATCAGATTGTGCACTTCGTCTGTTGTGTAAGTTATTGTTCCAGAAGCTCCTGTAGCAGAGTCAATGGGCACAGACACGTTCTTAGTGGCTCTAGCGCTTACAGATGCTTGCGCGTAAGTGTTTGTTGCACTAGTTGCTGAGCCAGAGATAGTGCTTCCTATTTGAACGCCGTTACCATCATAGTATGTAATCTTTGGGGTTATAGTTCCAGCACTTGCAGGCGATTTTACTTGCGCAGATAAAACGTAATAATTTCCAGCAGATACAGGTATGCCTTTACGTACAGCATCTAAATTACCTAACTTCATTGACCCAGCATCTGTAGCAATAATTTTGCAAGAGTATGTTAAATCAATGTTATTTGAATTAGTTGGTGGGGTTTGTTCTGTGCTTGAGGATATAGCGGCACCTGTAGCAACCCAATCACCTGTTGATTTGTAAAAAGTTGAGTCTTGCGGAGTTAGCAGTAAGTTGTTAGACACAGTTAAAGTTGGTGCGTAACTTGTTAGGGACTCAACATAAGTTCCTAACCCATTTAGAGTTCCCTTATTGTTATACATAAATACAGACTCACGAATTAACTGCTTTTGATTTTTTACTGGTAAACCAGGTTCTTTTAAAAGCCCAAAGTTAGCTACTTCTAATGGGAGCATTGAAGCAGCTGTTGCTACACGTGTGTGGTCAGGAAGTAGTAGGTCTAAGTAAGTTATTGCCTCATCTAAATCAAAACCGTAGGCGTCAATAAATGTGGCTAAAGCTGAGTTGTAATCAATAGGAGATAGAGGGCTCTGCTCGTTACTAGTAAAAACTCTAGGCAAAAGTTCTAAAAGTTTTTCTGCTGTTTTATGGTCTGTAGGAACTATACCTTCAATAGAGCCAGCGTCCACCCAAGTTTTCCCAGGGTCTGTAAACAAAAACATTCTATAGTAAAGAGGTTTTCCAGGAACAAGTGCTGGAGTTGACGCTAAGTCTTCTACTCCACCTCCATCGTTAAACACATACTTAGTAAGCGCTGCTGTACTAGCCTGGTAAACAATGATTCCATCTTCTGCTGTTTCTGGATAACTGCTTTGATTACGTACCAGTCTTACTGCAGAGTATGCTCCTGTTGGAATTTTCCAGTACACGTATGCCTCGTGAAAGTCAGTGACAAGTAAAGCCATCGGCTCAACAGAGTACGCAAGTAGAGGGCTACTGCCGTACTTAGATAGTCCATATATTGCATTACCATAATTAGCCATTTAAAATCCTATCGGATGTCGCCAAGAATAAACCAGCTATCGGTTCCCGTCTTGATGCAAGTTGCAGCTGAGTACTGAATACGAGTGTATGGCGCAGCAGGTGCTGCTCCTGCTGAAACTAAAGTTGTAGTACCAGGTGTTACAGCAGAAATAGTGGTTGTTCCTGCACCAAATTGTGCAACGTTAATTCTTGTTCCAATAGGAAATGCAACTGTTGCATTTGTTGGGATTGAAAAGGTGTTAGCTGTAGCAACAGTCATAGTAATTAACTTTTCTGCATCCGCAAGTACAGCGGTGTAAGAAGCAGTTTTACCGTTAATGCTCATGTAAATTTTTGGGTCATTAAGCACAGGAGATGCGCCAAAGGAGACTAGTGATGAACCAGTGATAGTACTTTTTAAGGTTGTTCCCGCTAAAGTTTCTGCAGTTATAGCTGCTACTTGAGCACGGGTATTTGCTATACCAATCTCAATATTGTAAAGTCGGTCTTTAACAGACGACCACGTAGTAGTCGTAGTATCAAAGCCAGATGTTCCCCAACCAGAACTTGTTAAAGGAAAAGTTCCCAGCGTTGTTTCAATTGCTGTTACCTCACCTTGTAGGTCGTTAATATGGGAGGCAATAACTGTGTCTGTAAAGTCAACTTTAGAGCTAAAGTCGTTCTTAATATTTCCTGGATAATAGACTGCCATTTGTTACCTTTCCATTGTAATGTTGTATTTTCTCTGGTTTACTAGTTATTTACTTGCTAAAGTCCTGGGTGACTATGGCTAGTACTTGCTTTACCACTCATTTGCGACTCTAAAGAAGTAACCCGTGACTCTAGTGACGTAATACGTTGCTCATGGTTTAGAAGAGTTTTTGCCATTGCTAGAAGTGTCTTTGTTAACTCTATTACTTGCGTTCCGTCTGGCTCAGACTCCACTATTAAATAAGGTGTTAATCCAGCAAGTGATACAGTATTGAGTAAAGGCTTTACTAAATATGGTTTGCTTGCCTCTTGATGCTTTCCAAACGACCCAATCCAAACAGGATACTCGGAGTCCCCAGAGATGTAAGCAACCCAAACGCCTTGACCTATTGTGGGGGGAGAAGTATGTATACCGTGTGGCTCAACAGGCCAAATCCAATCAGTAACTTCAGCTCCAGTAGCTTGAGGAACTAAAACTTGAAGTCGTCGTTGGTTTAAGGGGTCTCTATTGTTTTGTACAACTCCCCTAAAAAACCCAACAATGCTGTTTTCATCAACCACTGTATGTCGCAATGGTCATATTACTTTCCTTAAATCTAAAGATCTCATTTGCAAAGCCAGTTAGAGGAGCAAGCCCAGTAACAATGCCTGTTCCAGAAGCAGTTCCAGTAGTAGCGTTGGCAACAACAATCCTGTAATCATCTACACCTACGATAGAAGCGCCAGAAACATTAAACCCAGCTGCAGATAACCCTGTAATACTTACAACTCCGCCTGCTTTCATTGCGTGGCGCTGGTTTACGGTGTAGGTAATATAGCCTGATGCAACAGTGTCTAAATTGTATCCCACCTTAACGTTAGTTGCATTTCCAGTAATAGTTGACCCATTTTTATAAAGAGAAATTAATTTTGCTATTTTAACTCCTTCTGTTTGATTTAAAATGTACTCAAGGTCTTGAGGGTAAATTGTGTCTTGAAAGTTCATGTTGTTATACCCGTAGACAGTAAGAAGTGCTTTTTTTATATTTATGTCTACCTCTGCTTGTGTGTACTGAGGTACTTTTAGATATTGAATTGTAATAATTAAGTCAGAGTATGTAGGTGGTTGAATTGTTACTGAGCTTCCAATTAAAAGTTTATCTGCCAAATACTCAGAAGCAGCAGTCGCCAACTCTGTGTATTCAGGAGAGACCGATCCAGTTTCTGTAAGACCTGGTTGTATGTCAGTGTCATTTAAATTTCTACTTGGAGCAATATACACAGTGACGGATGTCCATGTTGACCCGTAAGCTTTTGCTTTTCCAATACCTGTTACAGTGTTTGTTAAATCTTCATAATCTTGCAGGGTAATAGCTCGGTTAGAAGAGCGCAAAGCAAGAGGAGCAGAAGATCTAATTTCGTCATTGCTTTCTGGGTCTGAACCACCTGTTGCTGCAGTTCCGTTTATAACCGTTATAGCAGAAGTCAAGGCGCTTGTTTGAGACGAAGTTAAAGAGGGTATATACACAATTGTATCCACCGTATTAGCGGAAACGTTACCTATAGTTCCTCCACCAACAACATACATTGCACGAATTACAGAGCTGTTAATTGGGATTGCTCCAGAAACTCCATCTCCAAAGTAAATGGAAACAACGTTATTCTCATCTGATTTAACTGTGTAAACCAAATCATTTGGGCCATAGTCTAATAAATGTTGTACTTGAGTCCATTTAGCGTAAACAGTTCCGTATTGAATGTAGACCGAAATAGAGCCCTCTACTACAGGTGTGTTTGGTAACTCAAAACTACTGTTAGGCGTTTGAGCAGAGACTCCAATTTGCTGTCCGTAAACAAAGTCTGCAGCTGAATCAACGACGTTGATGTAGCGTCCTTCTTCAGCGTACACGGTGTCTGTACCAGAAGAAACTACTACAGAGTCGCCAACAGTAGTAAAATACACTGGAGTAACCACGTCTGCTGTAACAACATCAGCACTTACAACCGTTCCTTCAGGGATTGTGACTGCTGGGTATGCCATAGTTGAAGTACCTGTACCGGAAGCAGTTCCACTAACTCCTGATACAGCCACGGTAAACTGGGTTGATGAGGCAGATGTAATATATGCTGCTGTTACGTTAAAAGAAGTCGTGCTGAACCCAGTCACCGTAACAACTCCGTTTACAACAAAAGAGTTGTTTCCTACATAGGTTATGGAAGTTCCATTTCCAGTTGCTGTTAAGTTACCTGACACGGCAGGAGTGTTGTTATTAAAAAAAGTCAACTCAACTGTAGAACTACGATAACCAGCTGGAATATAACCATAAGTTTGAGCAATATTTAGCAAGCTGTTACGTTGAGTAGCTGTTGCAAGAGAGAACTCATTGGCAGTTCTATCAATGTAGTAAGAGATTAAGTCTCCCATATATGCAAACGCTTCTACAAGAGCTACGCCAAAGTCTGCTGGGTCTGAAGCTGTCCACTCTGGTATACGTTCTTGAATTCTAGCAATAAGTTGCTCACGAATTGAGTAATAATCTCTTCCCGTATAGTCAACAGAAATTGGTATATTAGATACTTGTGCAGTACTCATAGTTTCTCCTCATACGCTGGAAAGATTCCTTTAATGTCAATAAATCCTATTGAAGTCTTTTGAACTTCCTCGTTAGGTAAGCTGTATGTAATAGTTACATTTAAAGCACCTGCAGTAGTTCCTGGTTCAGACTCTACTTCTATTAATGTTAGCAAGTTTAATCGTTTTGCAAACGCACTGGTAACTTCGTTTTGTACTTCCATTACAGCGGTTTCTTCATCATCAAACAGTGCATAAGGAATTAAAGTACCAAATGTAGGTCTCATAACTCTTTCACGAACTGAAGTGCCTATTACGGAACGAACTTTATCAGCCCAAATTTTAGATTGCTGAGTTGTAGTTCCTACCATCCCGAATGTGTCAATAGAAAAAGGAAGGGATATTGTCTTTTCATCAGCCATTATACTGCTACCCACCTTCTCGGAACAACGTTATACCCAGTCACAGATTCATTAGTCATAGGTTCTGAATTACTTAGTTTATACCTGGTAGGTCTATTTGCACCTGTTGTAAGGGCTTCGTTTAGGTCTACCGTAGGAGCACCTGGGATAATAGAATTAGTGTTATCTCCAGTACCGTCAGTTACACACTCAAATTCTATAGTGTATTTACCATCTGTAACTATAGTGTGTACCGCTTTTGATGTTACCCAAAAACCATTACTTCCCGCTGCACTACCCTCTATTTGAATAGTTCTCCAAGGAGCAATTCTGGGGTCTCCTTGACCAAATCCATACCCAGGTATAGACAACTTAGCAAGCTTTGCTTTTGCGTCAGATAAACTTTGTGCACTTAGTTTGTCTATTACGACAATGGTTGTATCAACGTCACTAAATAAAGGAGCTCTATTCTTTGCTCTCATGTTTTTTCCAACAGAGGCTGGTGAAGAGGTAGCTCTGTACACTTTTCCTGTTAATGGGTCAACCCCTCCTACAATTTTTGTAGATTTTGAATTACCACGAAAGTTTCCAAAATCACCTTGTGTACTTTCAAAATGGTCTAGTGTCTGTGACATTGGTTGAGCTGTAGAGGGTATGTCTCGTTCTAAAAATGCCATTACAGGTATTGTAGTTAACGACTTTTGTAGCATTACATCTACAGGATGAAAATGAAGCTCTACTCCTACAACTTGACATGCGTACCCAATTGAGCGAGCTAATTCTTGCACTTTTTGCCATTGAGACTGTCCAGAAAATGATATTTGAGGAAACCGAATATCTGATTTTGTAACTACTGGTTTTAATTTGTTGAACTTAGCGATGTCTGTTACTACTTCGCTTGCAGTTGCGTTTTTCCAAATTTTTTGACGGTTTTCTTTTAAGGGGTAAGAAGCTGCTAAACAAGTTATCTTTAATGGTTTCTCAATGCTAGAAGAAGTTGGGTACTCTAAATCTGATACGTACCCAATAAAGGTACCTGAAGTCATGTCATTAGACCAAGTAACAGTTACAGCTACACCTGTGGATAAAGCTTTTACGTAGTTAACATTGAGAGAGGTGTAATGCATCTCTAACACATCGTGACTACCCATTTTTTGAGTTAAGGTAAGTGAGTAGGGAAGCTGAGTAAACCCAGGAAAATCTGGAAATGAGACAGTAAATGAGCTGCCATATCTATTTTGACGTTGTGGGTCACGCATTAGGTATCCGTAATAAAGTTCCAGGAGCAATTTCATTTGGGTTAATAATCTCAGGATTTATATCTAAAATTTCATGCCACAACCCAGGATTATTTAAAAACTTGTGAGCTAGTACGTCTAGACGGTCTTTTTCTACATACTCGTACATAAAAAAAGTTTGTCTGTAACTTGGGAAATTTCTAAAGCAAGTTAAGTTGTATTGAGACTTTCTAGAGTCCCAAGCTTTAAATACAGTTGAGTCAGCGTATCTGCTATCTAGGTATATCATGAGGTTGCAGTACTCCCTGGACTCTCTGGGTTATAAACTGACCTGTCAAACTCACCGTCTTGGTTCTTCCCAGTTGCTGTGTCGTAGTATCTTGTACATACAAGGTTTACTGTTGTAAGTATAGGAACCATTCTTTCATTAAACATCATGTGCTTTAAGTCTAAGCTACTTACACGTACTAAGTATCTTAATCCAGCACCTAAGTGCAGTTCCATAGGAATTGGTTGTAACCAACCTTTATCAGCAGTAAGGCCGTTTAATCCAGATTCATAGTCCGCATAAAAGCCATTCATTGCTCTAAACAAATACTCTATGTCATACATTGTGCCTTTTTGGTAAATCATTTTAGTTTCAGTTAATGGTGGGTCTGTAGGCCATCCACCATCCAATAGCTGTGCGTAAGAGCCGTCTGGGTAAATTATTCCCATATCTTCAATTCGGTTTAGTATTAGGGTAAAAGCAATTGTTCCTTTCATAAGGCCTGCTGCAACTCCAGTCATACCATTAGCCCCACTTGCTGCATATTGAGGAGAAAATGCGTCCACAATACCCCAAGCCATTGACACGTCGGTTGGGTTGTACAAGAACCTAAAGCCATACGGAGTGTCGTTAAACTTCACGCCCGATTTTATAGCAGCATCTCTTTCAGCTTTAGTAGTGATTGCGTTTTCTGCAAACATTTTACTCATTTGAATGGTGCCTCTAGAAGGAACAACTCCTTGCCATTGCTGTTCTCCACCAATGTAGTCGTTAGTTTTTAAGCCTTTAAAAGCCTGTCTTCCATTTGTGTAAGTTGGGCCGCCAAGTGCGCTAGGGTCTAAAACCGACCTTGATTGCACACCAAAAGGATGATGCATAGCGCTTTTCATCATAGGTATATTGTACTTATACTTTATTCCGTCATAATTTGCCGGTGGGGCAGGTGTTTCATCTTTTGGTTTTGGCGGAAAGATGTACTTAGGTTTAAAGACATAACCTTTTTTTCTAGAAGCGGTAAGTTCTTTAATTCTAGCATTAATGTCATCTATTTCTTTTTTTACTTTCGTAGCAAGATCCTCGTATGTTTTTACGGTTTTTTGAAGTGCAAGTATATTTTTAGCTGTTTGCACGCTGTAAGGCTTCGGTTTTGCAATCTCAATTAACAATTGCTCATTAGCTGTGGCTTTACTTCTTATCCAATCTGCTAGCATCTTTTTCAGCCCACCGTTTGGCGAATAGTCTCGTTTTCTTTGTAAATCTTTAATTTGCTGTGTAATTGCTGCCTGTCTTTTTTTCTCTTTAGCAGCCTCTTCTGCTTTTTTTATGGCATCTTTAGCGGCTTTTGTAGCATCTTTATCTCGTTGAGCATCAGTAGGTGTTGGAGTTCCCATTAGTTGCTTCCTATCTTCTCAAGTTTATTATCTTTTTCAAGATATTTCTTCAAAGTCTTTGCAAAAGCTTCTGCTTCGTGCTGAGTAGCTTGCTGTATTTGGAGAGTAACGTAGATGTTATTTGTGTCACCCTGTGAAAGCTCTTTACCTCTAGCGGTGTGAAGGGACATCTCATACGGCTTTGCATTAATAACGTTTGTGTTAAATCCATCTTTAGGACCACCTTGAATTGCGCCAATTCCAAGACTTGCTCGTGTAGCAGCAGCTTTATCACTTTGGTCTTTTGGTCGCTCAAAATCTGTCATAAATACTCTTGCAGCATCCATAATTGTAACGTTAGGGTCTTTTAACTTTTTCATCATTGACCCATATGTTTTCATTTCTTTTAACAAAAACATTTTTTGAAGTTCAATATCTAGATAATTCATGCCTTTAGAGGCAGCAAACTTCTTTAGCGCATCTCCACGGCCCTTGTGCCATTGAGCAATTCCAAAGGAAGTTCCACCATCTCCAACCGCTCCAGTACGCAGACCAGACTCTTGGATTAAGTTACCGACCACTCCAGTGGCTCCATTTTGGCTTAGTCCTTGGGTCAGAAGCCAAGCGTGTATCTCTTTAGCATTTGCTCTAACACCTTCTCCAACAGCAGCACCCGTAGGGTCTCCAGACGCAGTAGGAGACGCACCAGCTGCACTAGAAGAGGTGTTTTTCTGTCCATCGCCGCCTGGGTAGTAGGCGTTAGGGTCAGTAGGTACTTTTCCTTTGCGTAATTCAAAGTGCAAGTGAGGGCCGCGAACGGTGCCCGTGGAACCAGACTTACCAATTTGATCTCCAACTTTAACCTCTTGACCAGAACGAACTAACTTTATGTTTAAGTGACCGTAAATAGATGAGTATCCATCACCATGGTCTATTTCTACTGCAATACCTAAATCTCTACTTAAGTTTCTAGATACTACTTTTCCAGCAAAACGAGCATAGACAGGCGTACCAGTTGGCATAGGAGTGTCTTGACCTGTGTGATAATTTAAAGCTCCAGCCATTACTAATGATGAGTCTTTTGCGCCAAACCCAGCTCCCATTTGTTTAGAGAGAGAGGTGGAACCCATTGAAGCAGCTAAAGCACCATTAGCCATAGGTTGAGAACCAGAACTAAATGTAAATGCGTTTACTTGGGAACCCGCTGAAGAAGAGAACCCATCTGTTGGTCCACCCATTAAAAATCCCGCAGTTGCTGCTAACGCTGTAATTGCTCCAGAACTGACTTGACCAAGACCAGGTATAGCATTTATCAGTGCTGTTGCAGCAAAAGCTGTAGAGGCAAATTTAGCTGATTTGCCAAGACGACTTCTTAAACTACCTTTTTCTGAATCTCCTTTTATTTTGTCACCAACAAAGCCTCCCGCCATTGCAACAGCTCCTGCAACAGTTGCACCTTTAGCAACTTTAGCTATCGTAGCTAATCTTGCTGCTCTAGCTGTTGCAGCAGCAGTTGCTGCAGTCGCTGCAGTTGCTGCACCAGTAGCAGCAGTAGCACTTACTCCTGTAGCAGCTGCTGCTGTAGTAGCAGCAGTAGCAGCAGTAGCAGCAGTACCAGCAGCAGCAGTAGTAGCAGCAGTTGCTCCTGTAGCGGCAGTAGCAGCAGTTGCAGCAGTTGCAGCAGTAGCTGCTGAAGTGGTTGCGACTGCTGCACCACCAGCTTTTGCAGCAGTAAGGGCAGTTTTAGCTGCACCTGCTAGTTTCCAAGCTCCAATTCCTGTGAGTACGTTTGTAAGCAGACTTGTTACGCCACTACCTGATTTTGTTCCATTAAAGGTTTGTAGTGCGCCCTTCATTTGCAAAATTAATTCAGGTGTCTTTTCTAATGCTTTGTTTAGTTTTTCTAAAGCTGCTGCTGCAGTTTCTGCTCCTTTTAATAAGCCTTTTTCAGAATCTTGAGTAAGGCTTTCTTCGGAGTCATTAATTCTGTAGAAAGGATTTAAAGGATTATCAGATGTTTTAAAATCTTTTAATTCGCCGCTTTTTCCTGAAGCAATTTGTCCCATTGAAGCTTTTATTAAAGTCGCTGTTTCACCTGTAATACCCATGGTAGATAGCTGATAATCAAGGTTCATACCCATAGAGTCTTTTGCAAATTGCTCTGCACCAATTTTAGTTACATCTTTTCCAGCATAAAAGACATTCTTCATAAGGTCTTTTGCTATAGCGCCAGGTGTGCGCAAGTTACCCTTTGTGTCGTACTGGTTAATACCGTACTGGTAGAGCTGAGCTCCCATACTTCCTGTAGACAACGCTCCAATTGCAGATGAAGCAGCTGCGTTGTCCATATTCAATGCTTTTGCTGCTGCGCTTGTTTGTTCCAAGCCCATCTTCATGTTTGCACTACCAGGCATAAAGCTGTAGTTAGTAAATGTACCAAAAGCTTCGGCAGTACCCATAGGGCCTGTTATGCCGCCCTTCATGGCTGCCATTGTGCTTAATTGGTTTTGAGTTCTATTACTGCCTCCGAGCATAGCTGAAGAGCCGTAATATGAACCAGCTCTTTGTGCTACTGCTCCAACGTCTGGAAGCATACTTGAAAAGCCACCAACAATAGCCGTTGCTATCTGAGCTCCTGCAGCTATTTTACCAAATGAGGCTTGTCGTATACCGACGTCTAGGTACGCACTGTTTATCCTTTCGGAAGTGCTTTCGTA